TTCAACTCCATGGTATTCAAAACACCTAACCTTAACGGATCGGGTAAACCGATGCGGTCGTCCACTATGAAGCACATCGATGCTTTATTCAATGCTCTTACTTGTCTTGTCGGTCTTCTGGGAGTGAAGTTCTCGGAGGCGGCAATGACTGCCCTATCTATCGCTTTCCAACGTATTCAGGGTCTTGTCCTGAACGATCCGGTCTCAGCTATCTCGCAGCTTAAGAAGGCTGCGAAGACGTATCTCGAGTATATCCGTGACCCCTCGAATCCTGACATCATCCCAACAGTCGAGGCAGCCGAGTGGACCGCATCTAACTTCCACAGCATCGAGGCAGTGGAAGAGGCCCTCAAAGGGTTCCCACTTCTAAGCTCGGTTGTTTCCCTGCGTAAAGTCCTCTATGGGAGTCACAAATTTGAGTCTTTGATAGCGTACGATCGGATCGTCTACGCACTCCTTTCCCTCCACAGGGTTATAGTTCTACCACCAGTGATGGACTTTAGCTCTATCACAGACCCAGGGAAGGGGTCGGATGCGAAGATCACGGACGAGGAGATAGCCTCAGCACTTGACACACTTGGTATCACTCCCTCTGAGTTTAAGGATCGGTTACACGCGAAGTCCGCAGCCCAGGAGCATTACATCATGGCATCGGCTGGCCCCAATGGACCAGCTACTTGGACGGCATACTCAGATGCAGTCGCTCTTCTTGAGGATCTCACTATCTGGAAACAGTTCCGGACATTGGCGGAGAAAATGAAGCTATCACGCTTCGTTGACCATCTTATAGCAGTGTCGGCTGTCCCGAACTCAGATCCTACACCTGGTACGCCGGTCTACTCAGGCCGTGTCCACACCTTCGAGGAGTGGGGCGGTAAGACCCGTAATGTCGCCATCGTTGATTACTGGACCCAACTTATCTTGACACCTCTCCATGACACTATCTTCGATTACCTACGGGCCCTGACGACAGATGCGACCTTCAACCAGGATGCCGCATGTGAGACTATCCGCCTCTGGACAGCCAATAAGGACTCCGTCCTTAACTCTTTCGACCTCACGGCTGCTACTGATCGGCTCCCTGCCAGCTTCCAGGTACGTATTTTGAAATACTTACTCGGCGATGCTGCACTCGCACAAGCCTGGGCTGATGTCCTATCAAAACGCCTGTACCGTACCTCTGACTACCAAATGATCCAATACTCAGTGGGCCTACCAATGGGATCTAAGTCAAACTGGGCAATGCTGGCTCTTACTCACCATGTTATCATCCAGATAGCAGCATCTCGTGCGCTTGACAACACGAGTGGCCATGTACTGGCCAACCCAGGTGCTCCGGTTACTTCTACTCCGAAGGGTATGTTACCAGGAGCAGGGGCCTACTCAGCATACCAAGTATGCGGTGACGACGGCTGCATGAACGGTACCCGGGTAGCAATAGAGTACAAGGCTATCATGAGCCAACTCGCTCTTGTAATCAACGATACCAAGTCAGTATTACACAATACGACAGCC